CATCTAATTTAATAAGATAATATGATAGGGGTTAGATGCTACTCCTTTAATAAAAAAATGTATAAAAGGGTTGTAAAACAATAGGTTAAGTTCCTATTTATACTATTTATACATTTTATCGCATCTGGTCTTTATGAAACTAGTGATATTAATACTTTTACTTATGGAAATTGTGACCGTGGTTCTAGTATTCGTATTCCTATTAATGTTAAAATTGCAGGCAAAGGTTATTTAGAAGACCGACGCCCAGCTAGTAATATTGACCCATATTTAGTTTGTGCCCGCATTCTGGAAACAGTTCTAGGTAATGATTAACTTAGGTGTATGTCTAATTGAAATTGATTGGACATATAGTATGAATAAATCTAAAGAATCATTAGAGATTGTAATTTATTTTATTTTATTTTATTTTATAAATTCGTTAAATCAATTATATATTTTTGTTATTATGTTCTAAGTGTATAAAAATGGACTCATCAATAAATAAACGTATTGGCACACGCCAAGAAGTTTATAAAGGATTGGCTACTAGAACTGCAGGTGGTTTAAAAAAAGATGATATCATAGAAAAACAATTTGGTTCTAGGGCAATTTATATTAGTAAGAAATTAAGTGATAAAATGCGGGAAAATTTTAATATCATCAGAAGTAATAATCCCAATCATTTAAAACGTAATTCTAAACGCACAATGGTTGCACCTAAACTAAATGAAAACGAAAATGCAATTCTAGCAAACCAAAATAAAGTTATTACTGAACTAGATAAAAAATCACAACAAAAGCAAAATCAACAGCAACAACAGCAAAATCAACAGCATCAAAGACATCAACATGCTAAAACGCAAAAACTTTCATTTAAAGTCAAAGAAAACACTGTTAGAAATGTTTTTTATCCTGAATTACAAGGAATGGATATAAAACAATTAAAAGAAGAATTAATAAGGGAAGAAACAGAAGAAGATTTAGGAATTATTTCTTCATCAGATAATAATCAACCAAAAAAAGAATTTAGTATTGAAGAAATGCCAGATATTGATATGGCATCTTTAGAATAATGGGAATATCCTCTAATAATATATTTTATGAAAGCAATTCATTAATTTTTTCTACTATTTTACCATATGATTTATCTATTATAAATTTATTTTCATCTGGAAGCACTTTTTTTTTTCTAGATTTAGTTCCAAATTTTATAATAGATTCTTCATTATTATATTGAAAACGTTTAAGATTATAATATATATTGGTGCAATCATTTTCATACGTTTTCATATAATCAATATTTATTTTCTTCTTATTCAATGCTTGTTCCTGCCTCATATAATTATATTGGGTATGATGTGATAAGTTAAAATCTTTTATAATAACTGGTTTGGGATTGGGATTGGTATTACTCGGATTAAGTAATAGGGTATTGCTAGAAAATATTATTTTCGATGGTATTCCTACACTAAATAAATCAAAATAATCTAGCAACTCCCAATTTTTATCTAAGAATATAGTATTATTTAATAGGTCGGCATTTTTAATTGAATCGTATACCTTAGATAATACTTTATAACTTTTTAGTAAAAAATTTTTAGCTTCTTTGTCTTTGCTTCTATTTTGTGCATTTCCACTTAGTTTTTCTTTACCAGTAGATATTGCAGTAGATATTGCATTTGGTATTGCAGTAGATATTATATTGTTTTTCTCTTGGATTTGTGATAATGCAGATATAATATTATTATAAAAATTCATAAAGAATAAATTTGAATCACCAGAACAAAAATATCGAATTGTATCCAAATCTATTTCATTTGTAAAAAAAAAATTTATTTTATCTAGAGGCGAATCTCCTAAATTATTTATTTTTTTTATTACACTAATATCATAAGTATAATTATCACCCTCTATTATATTATTATTTGTCTGTTGTTTTCTACCTGATATATAATTATTTTGGTAATTATTTTGGTTTACATTTACGTTTTTAGTGTCTTTCGTGTCTTTCCTTGCATTTCCTGATAATGTATTATAATACTCATATAATAACATAATGATTTGCCTATAATCCCCATTAGCGATATAAATTATTTCATCTTTTTTTGTTTCTGGGATAATAAATTTTTCTGCATTTGCAATTTTATTTATAAGTTTAATACAATCATTGCTATTAGGTTTTGATAAATTTAATAAAACACCATATTTTAATAAACATTGTAATTTCTTTTCCTTTATACTATTAGTTGTGCAAATTACAGGACATATCCATTGAATTTCTTTAGAGTCTTTATTTTTTGAAACAACTATATCAATTAATTCCTGCACTCCGGAAGATTCACTTACACCATTCAAACCATCAATTTCATCCATAATAATAGCAGTAGGTTTAAATTTATTTTTACTATCAATACAAACTGATACTTTTGCGATTCCTCCTATGGATTCCTTTAATTGTTTTTTTGTCCTAGTATCACTAGCATTACATTCAATAATTTCATATCCGTGTTTTTGCAATATTAAGTGTGCTAGGGTAGTTTTGCCAATTCCTGCAGTTCCGTGTAATATTAGAAAAGGTTTCGGATTTTCATTATCACCACTATTATTTTGATTTTGATTTTGATTTTTCAAATCAGTAATCCATTCTTTAACTGTGTCTAATTGTTGTTTGGATATGTAGTATTCATTTAGTGTCTTAGGGCGATATTTTTCAGTCCACAGGGAATTAGGTTCATTCTGGATTGACATATTTTTTTCCAGCTTTGTGGAAAGGAGTATTTTATATTTATTTGAGGTTATGTTTATATTTAACTTTATATTTTATATTTTGAATTGGATTATATTCTAGAGGATGAAATAATTTGATATGCTAGAATAAAATTTGTTTTGAACAATAAATAAATTTTGGAAAAAATAGAAAAATTAATAAAAATTGAATTCTAAATCATAGTAATAAATTTATTATCTACTCTTCTAAGAATGTCTTGTATTCTGTCTGTTCGTGCTGATTTTACTGGCGAAACAAAGCCAGATGAGTTTCTTAACAAAGCTCTCGAAAAAGGTGGTGAAGAATACACCAGCAATGGCAAGCAATTCATCACGATTTCTAAATATTTTCAATTCTTTCTTTCTAATTTGATGAGAGAGCCTGCTGGAGTGCGTTTTGAGAGCACACGCACAAAAGGCGTTTTCGTCTGGTGTGATTTTGAAGCAAAAAGGTGGTTCATTGAATATTAAACAGAACCACACTATTTTTTATTATTTTATTATTTTTTTATTGTTAAACTTACAAAGAAAAAAAAAATAATAAAAAATAACTTAACGATGTCCACTATGCCCAATACCACCACCACTATGCCCCATACCACCCCCACTATGCCCCATACCACCCCCACTATGCATACCACCCCCACTATGCCCCATACCACCGCCATAGCCGTGTGCAATTGCACCGCTACTTATTCCACGATGCCCTCTACTATGATGATTACCCCAATGTCTATTTCTTCCTCCATAATTACCACTTGAACCATACCACCCACCCCACCAATATAGCGGGTCATAATAATATTCTGGTGGATAATCATATACATAAGGGTCTTCATCTGGATAACCATCATAATAATATCCTGCCGGCTGGACTATTACATTACCAGATGTTTCCATAATTGTGGGAACTGCAATATTTCCTGCTGTGGTTGTAGTATTGGTATTGAACGCGGATTTAATACTAGAACCATTTTTATGATATATCATATAAACTAAAACGCCTATTATTACAAGTAATAAAATAATAGTAATTAAATTTGTTTCCATCTCTAGAGAATCTTATTATAAACATAGATAAGAAAAACTAGTAAAATAGAAAGCAAAATAGAAAGCAAAAACATTACAAAGAAAACAAGAAAACAAGAAAAAAATTGTAGTTTTAGTTGTAATTGTAATTATAATTGTATTTGCTAGATAGGTCGCAACATACTAGCTACTTGATGTTTTTTATCATTGCTTAATAAATATACTAATTCCCGATGTATTTCCGGCAGTTCAATAACCCCACTTGCACTATATCCAAATTCAATATAATCATTTGCTATTTTATCAAATTCAATTACCATTGTTCTAGTTATGCCTAATTCTTGTAATTTAGTAAATATTTTATCTATCTCGGTTTGCCGTTCTTCCATTGTTCGCTGATTTTGTTGTTTCTTTAATAATTTGGCTTCATAGGCTAAACGTTTTTTAGTTTTTTGAGTAGTTGTATTATGTATATCAGAATTCATTTTTAATAATACTTTATTCTAGCATATCAATATTCTTTTATATGATAGAAAAAGAAATAAGAAATAAAAAATAAGAAATAAGAAATAAGAAATAAGAAATAAGAAATAAGAAATAAGAAATAAGAAATAAGAAATAAGAAATAAGAAATAAGAAATAAGAAATAAGAAATAAGAAATAAGAAATAAGAAATAAGGAAAATATATTTACCATTCAAGATGTCTATAATAATCAAGTTCTCGTTCTCTTTCATCCCAATCAGGCTTCAAAATAATTTTAATATTTAAATTTTTCTTTTTAATATTTTCACAAAGTAATTGCTTTTGGGGATGTGTTTCAATAATACGTATTGTTTCTAGGCTTTCTGGATAATTAATTAAAATATTGCAAATAATATTATCATCTAAATCTAAATTTTTCAATGTTGTTGGTAAATTACTTAGATTATTATTAAAATCATTGCCTAATCTTAAATATTCTAATTTTTTAGGTAAATTATCTAGAGGATGATTATATGTATCTCCTAGAATAAGTTTTTTCAAATTTATTGGAAACTTTTTAATATATTTACATGAATCTTGCCAACCAATAGATAATATTTCTAGAGTAGTAAACTTTTCCAATTCTAAAGTATTTTCCAAAGTATCACCCACATTTTCCATAGCTAGATTAGGTCTATAATAATTAGGTAAATATAATTCTTTCAGGCTATTTTGTAATTTATTTATACATTTAATATTTACTGTATTTGAATATATAAAATTTGAATGTTTTAAATCCAATATTGATAAATTCGGTAAATCAAAATTTAAATATATATTAAATTCTAATTCCAAAGATAATTTTTTTATAGTCTTTGGTAGATGCAATAAATCATATGAATAATCTGAATCAATTTTCAAAATTTCTAATGATTCTGGCAAATAATATAATGGCTTATTATATTCACAACCCAAAACCAAACATTTTAAATTACACGGTAAATTTGTAAGTTCAATATTATAATTATAATACAAAACCAAAGATTCTATATGTGCAGGTAAATTATTTAATGGAAAATTATAATCACATTCAAACTTAATATTAGTTATTTCTGTTGATAATGTTGTAAAATCAATATCTATATTTTCATTTGAAACAATAAAAGTTTTATTTTTATCTAAAAAACTAAATTCATAATCACATATACTTTCTTCCTTATATATGCTTTCTTCCTTATATATGCTTTCTTCCATAATAAAAGTTAAGTTAAGTAGAATAAAAATAGAGTAGAATAGATTAGAATAGATTAGAGTAGAATTAGTTTAGGAATTTGTAATCTTGATTAACTACTTCAAATCTACTTTTTTCAATTTTTATTTTTAGTTCATTGTTAATGTTCATTGTTTATTTTCATTGTTTATTTTCATTGTTGTTTATTTTACTTATTTTTGAATTATTTTTTGTTTTATTTATCATTTATAGGTTGAAAGTAAATGAAAAAACATAATTATATAATAGAAAGCAAAATAGAAAGCAAAATAGAAAGCAAAATAGAAAGTAAAAATAGAAAGCAAAATAGAAAGAAAAATATATAAATAATATAGAATGGGTGCTGGAACATTAGTTGAATTAATTGCCCGAGGTAATCAAGATGTTTACCTTATAGGAAATCCTCAGTTTTCATTCTTTAAATCAGTTTATCGACGCCATACAAATTTTGCAATTGAACCAATTCGTCAAATCTTCACTGAATCACCTAACTTTGGAAAACGTGTTACCTGCATTATTGATAAAAAAGCAGATATGTTAAATGATATCCTTCTAGAAGTTAAATTACCCGCTTTAATTGAAAATGTTAGTTGGACTAATGGTATTGGTTATTTTATGATTGATTATGTTGAATTACAATTAGGTGGTGAGCCAATAGACCATATTACAGGTGATATTCTAGATGCTTGGATGGAATTAAGCACTCAATTAGGAATTAAAAATTCGCTTTATACAATGATTGGTAAATCTATTACTTTTAATAAAAATACGCAAACTAATGAATTGAATTTATTAATCCCTTTGCCTTTTTGGTTTACACGTGGTGTAGAACGTTCATTACCATTAATATCAATGCAATATTTTGATGTAAAAGTAGTTATTCAATTTAAAACTTTTGACCAATGTTGGTATAAATTAACAGATGCAACACCATATTTAATCTATCCTGGCAGTGGTCCTTCTATTACTAGTGCCAGTTTAATATGTAATTATGTTTATCTAGATACATATGAAAGACAAAAAATGGCATCTCAGGAATCATTCGAATATTTAATAGAACAATTCCAGGAATCTAACGCCTATCAAATGCCAGTAAATTGTATTAATCTAAATGTGCCACTATTTTTCAATCATCCTGTTAAAGAATTAATTTGGATGTATCGCACCTCCGATGCAACTAATTTGAATGATTATTATAATTATGCTAATATCTTGAATTATAATACTCCAAGTGAAACAAAATATCCACCTTTTAATAATATGCAATTACGTTTTAATGGTAATGACCGCTTTGAATATATTCCCTCAACTTATTTCTATCTTTATCAACCCTATAGACATCATTCTTGTGGAACTAGTCAATATATTCATGTGTATAGTTTTGCATTGAACCCAGAAGGAATTCAACCAAGTGGAACTTGTAATTTTAGTAAATTAGATAATGTTTCACTAAACTTAGTTTGTAATCCTGATATACAAAATGGATATATAAATATTTATGCAGTGAATTATAATATCCTTAGAATACAATCTGGTATGGCAGGGCTTATGTTCTCTTCTTAAAGTAATCTTCTTAGATGAATTATATTTATTTTATATGTAAAAACTATAAAAACAATATACAAACACAAAACCATACTGCCATACGAAAACATAATAAAAAATAAAGGGAAGGGTTGTAGGGGAACCGTCGGTTCCCTACACTAGATTTCATCAATAATATTGATACTTGTAAGCATTACCTTCCGACAACATATACGATGTAATCCTAATTCATCCATTATTTCACCGGCAATAGTTTTTTTAATATCTTTTGCATTAATATTGATAATTAGGGGGTCAGCATCACTATTTAGGGCTAGTTTTTTACGTAGTAATTCACGTTCATAATATTCATATTTATCTGCAAGTAATTTACCACAGGTCATACATCTTACTGGAATAATCATTTCTGGGAACTGCTATTTAGTCTTGTGTTCTATTCTATTATATTAGTAATAGATTATGTTATTTTTATATTCATTTATATATTTATTTTGGAAATCAATTTTTATTTTATAACAATTTTAATTATACCACTTTAATTATACTATATATATATAGAATAGATATAGAATAGCAATGAAAAATACAATTCTAGAGAAAACAGGTGAATATAAAAAAGTATTAAATTTATATGATCTTATTTTATCAAATATTGGATATATAATTGGTGCTGGTATATTTGTATTAATAGGTAAAACTATTAATATTGCAGGAAATGCCGCTTGGGTATCTGTAATATTAAGTGGATTATTTATATATTTTATATCAAATAGTTATATTAAAGTTCATCTAGAGTATCTTTCTAATGATGCAGAATACTTAGCAATTAAAGATAAATATGGTGCTATTATAAGCAATATAGCAATTGTAATAACAATTATTTCAATAATTGCAATAGTTTATGTAGTACTATTAGGTTTTGGTAGTTATTTCAGTAGTATGGTTGGTAATGCAATTAATCCATTTATTTCAAGTTTAATAGGTTTATTATTTGCAGTAATTATAAATATTTATGGAATTGAATTAACTGCAAATATAAATAGTTTTTTTACATTATCTGGAATTATAGGATTATTTTTATTGATAATATTAGGTTTTATATATATATTTAATAATTGGAAAACTACATTATCAAACTTTATAACGAAGAATATAACTAAGGATACAATTAAAGATATAATTAAAAATATTAATGTAATAAATATTTTATATGGTGCATTTATATTTGTATTTGCATATTTTGGTTTTGAATTAATTATAAGGTTAAATGCGGAGAGCGAAAATAATGAAAAAGATATTCCAGAAGCAATAAAATATTCTATATGGTTTGCAATAATAATTTATACATTAATGGCAATAATAATAATAGGTGTTTTTGGAGGCGATATAGATAAAATAAGTAATAATATTAAACCACTAAGCATTTTAATCAGTAAACTAACTAAAAATACACTAATTATAAAATATATAGAATTATGTGGTGTAGGTTTGACCTGGAATACAATATTACTTTCAATTACATATGGTTCTAGATTACTTACAGAATTTGTTAAAAAAATAAGTGCAAACTCAATTCAGGAAACTACCCCAACAGGAACTGATATAGAAAAATTAATACATAACAAAACAACAATAGACAAATCTATACTAGAAAATACTATATTTATATTTAAAAATATTAATAAATATACAAATACGCCAATAAATAGTATAATGTTAATAAGTTTAATTATAGTATTATTACTATTACTGAAAGTTGATATTATATCTAGCACTATAATTGCAAATAGCGGGTGTATAATAATAATGTTGTTAGTTTATTTATCTAGTTAGAAAAAAATATTTATATCTAAAATCCATTATCATATGAATAAATACCTAATGGTTCATCTATCTGGGGTAATCTAGAAGTAGTAATATTATAGTCATTAGGAGAAATATCATTAACCTTATCAATAACAAATTGATTAAGTTTTTTATTTAGTTCGTTAAATTCATTCTGGAGAGTAGATAATCTATAGGTATCATCATCATCTAATGCAAGAAAGACATATATATTTAATGTATCATTAAATTCTCTTTCCGAATAAAGTAATTCATTATAAGTTTGAATAGGATATGATTTATCAGTAACAGTATTATATGCATTATAAAATATTTTTGTCATTTTAAATCTTAATTTTCGGGCTAAGAAATCTTTCTGGATAGGGTCATCACTTTTACATCCTAAAGTAAATTTTATTACCTTCTCTAGAAACATTTTATAATCCAATAATACTGGAACTGCAGAAATTATTTCATCGATAGAAATTAATCTTATACCCATTTTCATTCTTTTATCAATTTGATAATCCTCTGGTTTCAAAATAAATTTTTTTAAATCATTAATAGAATTATTACCAACTGGTGCAGAACGTAAAAAGTCTGGTAGAATTGTCATATTACTTCCAACTGAATCACCACAATAAGCTTGATTATTCATATTACAAGGTTCAAATGTTTCAGTTATTTTATTAGAAATATAATTAATAAATTCCCGGGGATTAGTAAATTTACTCTTAAAACTTATATATGCCAGAATGACTAATACTATAACTGCTACTAGTTTAGGTTGTTTTTGGATTATAAATATTAGGAACACTGCAACTAATGCTACGAATATAATATTTTCATCCATATGTACACACTTAAAGATTTAAAGATTTAAAAATAGAACAATTATTATATATATTATATATAAAATACATAAAATACATAAAATATATAAAAAATATTTATAATCATTTTATAATCTATTTATAATCTATTTATATGCGGATATGTCTAATATAAAGGAAAGAATGTTGTTATTTTTAATCGGATGTATTGGTGTTCGTTCTTTATTTGTCATAATTGCTAAATATATAAGTACAAATTATTTGAAATATTTAGGTTATTTGGCTTTACTACCTGCAATAGGTTTTATGTATATATATTTAACAGGGAGTAGAAAAACTGGACCAGAAACATTTGGAGATAAAATATGGTGGAATAATTTAAGACCCATTCACTCTATTTTATATTTTGCATTTGCTTATAATGCTATTATAGGTAATACACAGGCTTGGATATATTTATTAGTTGATGTTTTATTTGGTTTAACAAGTTTCCTAATATATCATTATATAAAAGGTGATTTTGACTTTCTTAAAAATTAAAAATGCAAATCCCTATATAACTTATACCATTTTATATATTTTTCCCCAGCAGATGAAGCATAAATAATAACAGATAAGAAAAAAGTAATTAGGATAAAAACTTAATTAAAAAAATAACTTCTAAGTAAAGAAAGATAATAAAAAACAATAGTAAGATGGCGGGATATCGAAATTATAATATTGATAAAATCAATGATGAAATCAATGATGAAATCAATGGTGAAAAAAACAATGATGATGAAAAGAAAAAATTAGAATTAATTCATAATACATATAAACAACAACGTTTGAATATAGATTATAAATTTAATGAATATTTGATAAATAAATATTGTCAATTTCGAAATAAATCGGCGTTCTGGGCTTTATTTTCCTTGCTAGATAAAATTACTGACCTAAGCGATCCAGACACTTCCTTGCCTAATAGTATTCACGCACTACAAACAGCAGAAGCAATTCGCACATCGAATTCTACCACCTATCCGGAATGGATGCCATTAGTAGGTTTAATCCATGATATGGGAAAAATATTGTATATAAATGGTTGTGATGGGGATGGCACTAGTAAGGAGACACAGTGGGCTATTGTTGGAGATACCTTTATAACTGGTTGTCCTATTCCAAATAACATTGTTTTGGCACAATATAATGGATTTAATAAAGATCATAATGATGGTATAAATATATATACACCAGAATGCGGATTAAATAATACTAGTGTTAGTTTTGGTCACGATGAATATATGTATAGATTATTAGTTGCTAATAAGCATAAAATGCCGAAGGACGCAGAATATATTGTTAGATATCACTCATTATATGCTTGGCATAGTGGTAATGAATATGATTATCTAGAAGATGAAGAAGATAAAAATATGAAAAAAATTGTTAGAGAATTTAATAAATTTGATTTGTATAGTAAAAATGATAATTTGCCAATAAAATGGAATTCGCTATTAGTGGATTTTTATTCTAATTTAGTAAGAAAATATATATCGGAAGATATGTTGATTAAATGGTAGCAAAGATTACAACCAATAAAAAAATATTGATTCACTTATTCGCATATTCGCATATTCGCCTATTCACTTATCAATTTGGAATCTATTTTTTCAAATATTTCAGTAATTTCATTTTTAGTAGTTTCAGATAAAGTTGATGTATATATAAATCTTTCTAGATAATTAATAATTACTTCTTCATTCTTTTCTAGTAATTTTTTTACATTATTTTGAATTTCTGTAAAATTATTTATTATATTTATTTTTTTCATTTTAAAATTTTTTTTGCTTTGATTGGTCTCTTCAGAATCCATAATTATCAAAGTTCTACTGATTTTGCTATTGATTTTGCTATTGATTTCTACTATCCTTTTCCTTAACAGTTTTTTTATCAGTTTTTTTATCAGTTTTTTTATCTTTTTTTTCTTCTGGTAATTGGTTTTCAATTTTATCAATAGTATCTATAGTATCTATAGTATCTATAGTATCAATAGTAATTATTTTTTCATCAATAACTAAATTATTAATGCTTTCTTCAATATTTATATCTTGTTTCTTAATTATTTCTTTATCATTAGTATTTGTAGTATTTGTAGTATTTGCAGTATTTGCATATATCTTTTCCATATCTATTTTCAAATTAATATCTTTCTTTCCAACATAAACTGGGTGCTCTAGATTAAATGTATATACATTATTATTATTATCGACTAATACTTTATGACCATCTATAATATCTTCCCACAATGTAATATATTCATTATCATACTGTCGAGGGTCAAATTGCACCTTACGTTTTCTACCTCTTTTATTTCTATTAATTAATATATTTGGTTGGTCTATACGTCCATTAGATAATTTTCGCAAATGACTTTTGCAAAAATCACTAGCATTGTGTTTTTTTCTAGAACATTGTTTATTATCTAACTTACGCCCTAAACATACCATATCTTGATTAATAATTTTTTTGCATCGCTTTTTTATATTTCCTGTATATTCCTTTATAATAGTTGGTATAATATCATTTATTGCTTTTTCTACTAATTCCTTAGGTATAGTAAAATTATATTTACTATATAATTCTTTATATATAACATCTAATGATTTATATGTTATAAAGAACATAGATGTTTGATTCTTATTATCAAAATTTAATAAACCATTATTCAATATATTATCAATATTTATATCTCTTCCAATATCTTTGCTAATATTTTTTGGTTTAGATACATTATATTTATTTTGATTTTTACTGGGAATTGAAGATGACATAGAAGACTCAATATCAATATCAATATCAATATTCGGTCCTAAAATATCATCTATTGTTATTGCAGAATTTGATATTTTTTTATCGGACATTATTTGCGTGATCCCTTTAAATTATTTATAATTGTAAACGTAATATTATAATTGATTGTACAATATGACTTTTTAAATCAATTTTTATAAGTTGATAAATAAATAGTATAAGGAAATAGATAATAAAAAAGATATGAAAAGATATGAAAAGATATGAAAAGATATGAAAAGATATGAAAAGATATGAAAAGATATGAAAAGATATGAAAAGATATGAAAAGATAT